AGCACTGTATTTGCATGCGCGCGAGTCATTGCCGAAGGATTGGCGCAGGTTCCCTTCAAGTTATACAAAAAACGATCTAGCGGCCGCGGATCGGATATTGCTGATGATCACTCTTTATATGAATTACTTTATCTAAGGCCAAATGAATGGCAAACATCATTTGAACTCAGAGAGCAAATCGGTCTTCACCTAGCGATCCATTTCAATGCCTATGTATATAAAGTGCGTGGACTGCGCGGCGAAATAGTAGAGCTATTGCCATTTACTCCTGAAAGCGTGCGGATTGTCAGGGATGGTTGGGATAGACGCTTTGAAGTATATGACGGCAAAGGCGGATTAATTAAGGTTTCCTCCGAGAACATGTGGCATATCCGTGGGCCATCCTGGGATGGGGTAATCGGTATGGAAGCGGTAAAACTGGCGCGCGAAGCTATCGGTTTATCACTGGCAGCAGAAGAACATGGCGCAAGGATGTTTAGCAATGGCGCTCGTACCGGCGGCATACTCTCAACCGACTCAACCCTAAAGAAGGAAACGGTTGATGATTTAAGAGAAGCCTGGCAGTCAATGCAGGGAGGAAATGAAAACGCTTATAGAACCGCAATATTGCATGGTGGCTTGAAGTGGCAATCATTAGCGATGACCGGTGTAGATGGCCAGCATTTGGAGCAAAGGCGATTTCAGGTTGAAGAAATCTGCAGAAGCGCACGTGTGATGCCAATCATGATCGGCCACTCGGACAAAGCGGCGACCTATGCTTCTGCCGAAGCAATGTTTGGCGCGCATGTAAAATACACGCTTCTATCCTGGTATGCACGGGTTAGCCAGTCAGCATCAGTAAACTTACTTACTGGGGCGGAAAGAAAAGAAGGTTATTACCCAAAATTTGTGGTTAATGCTCTTATGCAGGGCGCCACCAAAGACCGCGCGGATTACTATACCAAAATGTGCAGCATAGGCGCGATGAATCCGAACGAAGTCAGAGATTTGGAAGAAATGAACCCGTATGAAGGCGGCGACGAATACCGTGTGGCCATGAATACAGAACAGCCCGGCAGTGGTTCATTAACAGAAGATCCCGACAATTCAGACAAGCAAGGAAATGACAATGGCGATACAGCATCTTAATTGCAACCTGATGGAATTGAAATTCTCTGATGGTACCGGAGAGGATCAAGTCGATAGCAAAGAGATGAAGTTTTCCGGATACGGCGCTGTGTTCGGCAATGTTGATAGCTATGGTGACGCGATACAGAAGGGCGCTTTCCGGGAGACATTAAAAGAAATTAAGAAAACAGGCATATGGCCATCGTTGTTGCTCCAACATGGTGGTTGGTCTGGCACTGCGGAAGATATGACGCCGATCGGAATCATCAGCGACATGGGCGAAGATGATACCGGTCTGAAGTTGGATGCGATACTGGCAGATATCGAACGCGGTCGTGATGCCTACACGTTGATGAAGATGTCACCCCGACCCGCAATCAGCGGATTATCGATTGGTTATATTCCTGTTGAATGGAAGCGCAATGACAATCCGTCTCAAGGTGAAGCTTATCGAACATTAACAAAGATTAAATTGATGGAAGTGTCTTTGGTGACGTTTCCAGCAAACACGGAAGCTCGCGTGTTATCGGTTAAAAGCGGGCTGAATATCAAAGTAGCCGAGCGCGCCCTGCGTGATGCCGGGTTCTCTCGCAGTGAGTCAAAAGCAATTCTGGCTCACGGATTCAAATCCTTAGATCAGTGCGACGCTGAGGTAATGGATGAACTGGCGGCACATTTAAAACGAAATATCGCAATTTTTTCCAATTAATAACCTCAAGGAAAATTAATGAAATCTCTATTCAAATCCAGATTATCGACAATTGTATTTGTCGTGAGTGTTATGTTTATTCTGACAGCCTGTGGCGTCGTTACCGCTGCGGATATTCTTTCACCTGAAGCACTAGGTGCTGCAACATTACTTCCATTCCTGATGGGTGATACGGCGAATATGGGCGAGATCACCGATCTGCTAAAGAAACAGGGCGATGCGTGGGAACAGTACAAAGCAGCCAATGATGCAAGGCTGAAGGCCATTGAAGAAAAAGGATATGCGCCTGCGGACACTGTAGAAAAGGTTGCAAAGATTGATTCCGATTTAACGCAACTCAGCAGAGATATTCAGGAAGTGGCCAAGAAGGCCAATCGTCCGCAAACTATTGACACAAAAGGTTTGACGCCGGAGCAATTGGAATATAAAGCGGCGCTGCAAAAGTTCTTGCGTAAAGGTGGCGACGCGAATCATCTATCCGAATTGGAGAAAAAAGCATTCCAACGCGGATCCGATGTTGATGGCGGGTTACTGATCCATTCTGAAATGGAAGCCAGTATTGATCGGGTAGCAGGCACTGTTGCTGCATTACGTAATATTGCCGATGTGCGCACCATTGGGGCGATGGGGTTGAAATCTCGTGTCAAAACTAGCGGAACTTCAGCGCGCTGGGTTGGAGAGGGTGAAGCGGGCGGCGAAACAACCAATGCAAAATATGCTGCAATTGAAATTCTAGCCGAAGAAATGGAAATCGAGCCTTGGGCTTACAACGAATCCCTGGAAGATGCTGACTTTGATATTGAGTCTGACATCGTAGAAGAAGCAGGCATAGGGTTCGGAGAAGCAGAAGCCGATGCATTCATCAATGGCACAGGGGTAAAAAAACCGCGCGGTATTTTAAAATACCCCATGGTTGCAAATGCATCCTACGCCTGGGGTAAAGTTGGTTATGTGCTATCTGGCGGAGCTGGCGTATTTGCAGCATCCAATCCCGGCGATAAGATAATTGATTTTATTCATTCATTGAAATCGATCTATCGCACAGACGCGCAATTACTGATGGCTGATACCAGTCTGGCAAAAGTGCGTCAGATCAAAGATGGAACTGGACATTTTTATCTGTTTCAGCTTGATCCTACAGGACAATTCGCCGGCCTAGTATTAGGCGCGCCTGTAGTGATCGATGACAACATGCCAGTTATTGAAGCTAATTCCTACTCTATTGCATACGCAAACTTCAAACGCGCTTACCGGATTGTGGACCGCAAAGGCATCACTCTGATCCGTGACAACCTTACGACCAAGGGAACCACGAAATTCAATTTCCGCAAGCGCGTAGGTGGCGGCATCAAAAACTTTGAAGCGATAAAATTAATGAAATTCGCAGAAAGCTAAACCTACGACTTATAGATTGTAGATATCCATAAAACCCGCTTCGGCGGGTTTCTTATTTAGGAGACACATAATGCGTGATGGACATAACAATATTGATGTAAAGCGCGTGATCAGCCCGGTATCCGTGGCTGATACAACTGCGCAAGTAGGCCAAATAATCGACCGCCAGGGATTCGATACCCTGGAATATGTAATTGCCACCGGTTCATTGGGTGATGCTGATGCGACTTTTACCGTGTTGCTGGAAGAAAGTGACGACTCTGGAATGTCCGGAGCTAATGCGGTAGATGATAAATATTTGCTAGGTACAGAAGTCTTGGCCGCGTTCCAGTTCGATGATGACAATGAATGCCGCAAGCTTGGCTACATCGGAAACAAACGCTATACGCGGTTGACCATTACCCCTGTGGGCAATGCCAGTGCAGCGTTGTTGTCTGCTGTTGCTATCCTTGGAAACCCTGCAAACATGCCAACCGCAAATCCGCCCGTTTGATTTTAAATGGCCGTTCATGGTGGTGATTCCATCATGAACGGAACATAAAATTATTCTTATTTTACTTTAGGTGATGAAATGAAAATAACGGTGAATGGCAGTAAACACGAGCTTGGCAAATCGCTTGATCGGACATCATGCAAATTAGGACGGGAAAAGATTGCTGAAATGGCGGGTATTGATCCGACTAAAGTTGAATCAATAACGTTCAAGCATAAAAATGGTGAAAGTGGAGAATTGGTTTCTGGGCAGAAAATCATTGCTTTCGAAAATTCTTCGTTTACCGCCATTGGCCCAAAACCTGCTGATGCTGCACCGCAAAACCAAGATGACAAGTAAAAAAGAGAAAACAGGCACTATGCAACGCGCCCGTGTTTTGGGTGGATTTACTCTTGACGGTGTGCTTTTTGAATCGGATAACATTATCGAGGCTGATCCAAATGTGATTAGAAATTTAGGATCATCCGTTGATGCAAGTCAATCTGCTGTGGATTACTGCCTTTCGTTGAAAAATCCTGTGATTAAAAAGCATCTCAAAAAATAATCTTTCATGCCAGAAAAACTGATCACCGCGCCGGCATTGGAGCCTATAACACTTGCCCAGGCTAAAGCTCATCTGCGGTGGACTAGCAATGCCGAGGATGAGCTTATTCAATCTTTAATTAAAGCGGCGAGAAATCTATGTGAAGAGGAAACAGGGCGGGCGCTGTTGCCGCAGACCTGGGAATTATCCTTGGATTGTTTTATGAATGAAATGCGCTTGCAGCGTGTTCCGGTCGCAAGTATCACTAGCGTTAAATATTCCGATGCAAATGGAGCTGAGCAAACGGTGGCGAGCACTGAGTATGTGTTGGATAACGCCAGCAACTCAATCGCACGTGTAGTGATCGCGCCAAACAAATCATGGCCGCAATTATACAACGGCATCAACAATGTTCGTGTCCGCTATGTAGCTGGATATGCCAATGCAGATGCGGTACCGGAAGCGCTTAAGCAATGGATGAAATTGCAAATCAGTCACTGGTTCCGGAATCGAGAGTCTGTCAGCGTAAATGGTCAAAGTAGCAAACTTGAGTTTGTCGATAATCTATTAAACGCATACCGAATTTATAACTTATAAACATGCCGGTACCGGGCGCAGGCCAACTGAATAAACAAATCACCATCCAGCAACTTAGCCAGGCTAAGGATGCTGAGGGCGGAATGGTCGACACATGGACTGATTTTGTGGCGAATATCTGGGCGAAGGTCAACAACCTATCCGGCAATGAGCGCTCAACCACCCAGAAAGGTGGCAGGACATTGGAATCTCGCACTGAATTTACTCTGTACTTTCTGGAAGGGGTAACGAATCAAATGAGAATCGTATTTAACGGCAAGCATTACAACATCCGGCATGTGAATAATTTTATGGAAGCGAATGAGTATTTGATTGTTACCTGTGATACAGGGGGGAATCATGGCCGGTAATGCCGAGATTTTAGGCATTGGTGAATTGACAAAGCAATTCCAGAAACTGAATGTTGAGATGAGGCTTAAGACATCGCGCAGGATGGTTGCCGCAGCGGGCGGGGTGTTGCGCAAAGAAGCGCGGTCAATTGCCCAAGGTTATGGACTTAAAAAATCAGGGGCGCTCCTCCGGAACATTGCTATTAAGCGGGAGCGGAATGCGCCGTCAGGCACGGAGCAATATAACCTAGGCGTTCGTCACGGGCGCGACCTTGGCAATGGAAAGAAGATTATTAAATACCTGGAAGTTGGCAAGAGTGGAAGAGTGGTTACGCGCCGGGAGAATGATCCGTTTTATTGGAAATTTCTTGAGTTTGATACCAAGCGCAGAAGTGCAACGCCATTCATCCAGAAAGCACTGACGAATAAAAGTGCGGAAGCAATCGCCGCAATGGAAGATCGGCTAGTCAAAGACCTGGTTAAATACAACAACCCATGACTATAGGAACTACAGTCACCACAGCACTGGCTGCTGTGCTGGCTAACTCCTGGGCGGTCGAACTGCCGCCGGAGCCAACCTTTCCGGCCATCGTGTTTGAAATTGACAGCACACCGGAATCAGATTGGGTGCTAGGTGGTGGATACACGCAGCATGTAATAACGGTAGTCACCTTCGCCTATACCAAAGCTGAGCTCTCAACTTATAAAGCGGCAATTCAAGTAGCAATGGAAGCCATCACCGGTTTCATCACTGAGGAAGAAAGTGGCGATGCATCTTTCGAAGAGCTTCCGGGCGTGTATGCCTATTTCCAAAATTTTAGAATCCGAACGACTACTTAAGGAGCAAACATGGCAAAGCTAATGCGCAATGTGGTTTTAGCGGTGAAAGAAGAAACCACAAACGGCGTTGATATCGTACCAACATCAGCAGCCAATTCCATACTCGCCAAAGTATCTGACGTGCAGCCGGTGGTTGCAGAGTTTGCGGAGCGGGATAACGTAAAACCATACCTGGG